GCGACTGTTGTTGTAGGTGGTGTCGTCTTTTCTGCCATTGTTGTGGTGTCTGCATTGGCACGCATACAGTTTAAGAGGTCTGGTGATTTTAATCCCAAGTCTGTGATCTATGATGCAGACCACGAGCGAGACATTATTTCCCATGACCACGTGGGAACTAGTCCCGTATACTATAGTCAGCGTCTCGTTGACGAACTCAGAATGTCTTCTTACTTCAGGGTAAGAGACTACAGTCTCCTTCTGGCCCTCACTGTTAAGGCCAGACAGTGGGTTAACTCACTGCCGGACAGCTACGCCATACCGAAGGGAAAGCGTGGACAGTTGATACCTGGATCTGTAGCCATTGCCATGGCTGTATCAACGCATGAGAGGAGAGCTGAGGAGTTGATGATACTGCGGGATCCATTCAGTCACACACGTCTCAATGAAAGCGGTGTGTTTGGATCCATTAGTATACGACAAGTTTTGCTCGGCAAACATAGCGTCGGCGATTGGTTCAAGCGTACAATCGTTGGTCTCGCTAGTGGTTCTAGAGGGATAGGGCCACTTAAAAGGTAGGGGTGGCTCGAGAATCGCACTAGGTATTGTGTTGCTGACCACAGAGCAACCAGTGGAGTACCGGCGTTCTTGGAGCATGTTCACAAACCATCCGGTGTTTACAGGGGATGTGGTATAGGTGATTTACATTTCTTCCCTATGGACTGTATTCACAATGAGCTGGAGGGGTTGAGGAAGCGTCATATTCTCAACCTGTCTCTTCCACCACGAAATGAAGCCAACAAGCTGTTTGAAGCACAGATGCACAGAATGGCAGAATTCTTTTCGAAGCGTTCTATACATCAGATGGACATTCCTGATGTCATTGCCAGATATGATGATGCAGGAATGCGTAAACGGTATATGAAGGCTTACCAAGATTATCTCAGAGACGGTTTGACCGCCCGGGACTATAAGCTTGAGTCATTTGTCAAATTAGAACGCTATAGTTCATCTACATATGGCAAGAAGGAGTTGGACCCTAGAATAATCCAGGGTCGTGGCCCCAAGTACAATTTGATTTTGATGTCATACTTGGTTCCCATTGAGAAAAATCTTGCTGGTTGGAAGGTTCATGGACTCAGGGTCACAGCCAAGGGGTTGGATTGTTTTGCCCGCGCTGATCTAGTTAGGGCTCACATTGACGTGGTAGGTGACTGCGTTGCTTATGAGTTTGATTGCAAGAGGTTCGATGGCCATGTTAAT